CCGTCATCGGCAACGTCACCGCCGCGCCATTTGCTGCGATCCCCTCCACCAGGCTGATCGCCAGCACGGGGGCCGCCGCCAGCCGTTGCCAGCCCGGCTGCGCAGGGAGCACCACGTGCACTTGCCGCGCGATCAGTACCTGGCCAAGAAACTGCTCCGCCAGCCCCAGGGCGGTATCGGCGAGTTGCCCGATTAAGCCATCTTCATCATCGCGCTCGATCCGCAGCATCGCTTTGATTGCCGCCACCGCCAGCGCACGGTCATTTGCCCCGAGCAGCACGCTGCCGGGTTCGCCATTGCCCATGGTCCTGTTCCTTTCTTCACTGCCGCAAGGGCGCGGCCGTCACCCGCGCTCGATCGCCCTTATCCAGCGCCGGTCGAGCGTCGTCGGCACGGTCCAACTGCCGCCATTGATGGTGGTCACCACGCCCTGGGTCGAACCGTCATCGAATCGATACCGAATCATGTGATCCCCATCGCTTAGGCCAAGCGCGGAGCCGGACAGGATCAGCACATCGGCGGCGCGGGCTGCGGCGGCAGTCGTCGTCGGGATCGGCGACGATGCAGCCGCACCAAATTCATACTGTAAATCAGTGATGTTCATGCCCGACACGCCGTCACCCTGATAAACAATGACCGGCGATGATGCGCTTGCGGACGTCGATAGCCGTACACCGCTGCCCAGCGACCCGGTGCTGGTGACGGTTGCCGTCATGGTACATCGCCACACCGGATTGCTGCCGTTCGTGCCGATCCGTGTCATCGTCGCGGTGCAGCCATTCACAGCGAACGCACCGGTCGCTGCGTCGAATACAGCGAGGTCCGACGTGGAATTCGCTAGGTACAAAATCGCGTAACGTTTTGCGCTCCCGGTGACCTCCCAGATCGTTGCGCTCAGCGTGACCACGTCGCCGGCTGCATAGGCGATCGTCTGCACGGCACGGTGATTGCTGCTGGCGCTGCTCTCGATCAATTGCGTCGCGTTTAGCGCGCTGGCGGCAAAGAACGTCCAGCTGGCACGCAGATCCTTTGACTGCAGAAACTGGTTCGTCCGGGCAGGCTCAATCAGCAGGCCGCGCGCCGCCAGGGTAAAGGGGTCATGGTCAAACCGCGCGCCGTTAATCGCCACCATTTCCGTTGCACCGCTGGCATCATAGCGCGTGCCGGTGGTTGACCGGGTAAGCGTCGCCCCTTGCGGCAGCATGCCCATCGGCCAAAAGCCAATGCTGCGCACGCCGCCGGGTAGCACGGCCACCCCGGCCAGGCTCAGATTGCGACCGATATACATTAATAGAGCGCCAGAATATTGCCGGCGCTGGTGCCGGTCGCGCGGATATAGGCGGCACGAAATGGCAGCAATGCGCCCGATGGCACATTCACCCATTGTTGGTCGGCGGTACCGTCCACACCGCGCATCGTGATCGATCCGCCCGTGCCGATAAACAGCGCCTTGGGAATATCCGCCAGCGGGTTGCTGTCATGCGGCGTCACCGCCAGCGCGCGCCGTGCTGGGGCCGACACCTGATCGGCGGCGGCTGAAAATGCATCTGCCATTGGGATCTCGCTTTGCTGTTACATTGGGGAAAGCAGGGGCAGCGGGCGCGGACACCAATCACAGCCAGCGCCGCGATCGATGCCCGCGCCTGCCGGCTCAGGACACCGCGAACTTCATCAGCTTGATCGCTTCGGAATTGCTCACGCAGCCGCCAATCCGCTTGGTCGCGTAGAAATTGACGAAGGGCTTGTTCGAATAGGGATCGCGCAGGATCGCGGTCTCGGTCCGCTCGGCAATCAGATAGCCGCTGCGGAAATCGCCAAACGCAATCGCCAGCGCATTGGCAGCGATATCAGGCATATCCTCCGCCTCAATCACCGGATAGCCGAGCAATGTCGCTGGTTGCCCCACCGCCAGGCTCGGTGCCCATAGGAACGCGCCGTCGCTGGTCTTGAACTTGCGAATGCGGGCGAGCGTCGATGAATTCATCACAAAGCTGCCATTCTGCCGATACGGCCCGCGCAAACTCTGCACCAGATCGATCAGCCGGTCCTGCGGGTTGGCAGCAAAATCCCCCGCGGCCCCGCTCGCCAGATATTGCA